ACAACCCGGGCCTAGAGCCGGAATACATCGAAAGCGTGAAACGCGAGTTCACCGGGCTGTGGTATCGCCGGTTCATCCAGGGCGAATGGGTGAGCGCAGAAGGCGCGGTCTATGACATGTGGGATCCCTCGGTTCACGTTGTCCCCTGGCAGACACTGCCGATGATGACTGACTGCTACGCCGTGGGTGTTGACTACGGCACCCAGAACCCCACAGCCGGGCTGATCCTCGCCCACGGTGAGGACGACATCCTCTACCTGGTAGATGAGTACCGGATCGACCGCACGAACCGAGGACACGGCACCTGGACAGACGCTCAGCAATCCGACGGGCTGCTCACCTGGCTAAAGACGAAAGAGCACGCGCCGGGTATGGATCTGGTGCCTGGTCGTATCATCGTCGACCCAGCCGCCGCAAGCTTCAAAGTTCAACTCCGCCAGGATGGAGCCTGGGGACTCACCGATGCGGACAACGACGTGCTTTACGGAATCAGACTCATGGCCAGCCTCTTAGCCTCGGGCAGCCTGAAAATCTCAGACAGATGCTCTGGGCTGATCGGTGAAATACCCGGCTACAGCTGGGACTCTAAAGCCCAGCTCCAAGGCCATGACAAACCGATTAAGACCGCAGACCACAGTCTCGACGCGGCCAGGTACGCCCTGGCAACCACCGAGCGCAAATGGCGCGCCCGCGTCGATCACAGACGCTACAAGACCTAGGAGGACCATTGCCACTTCCCGACCACAATACGCCGTGGCCGCCCGCAGGTTATCAGGCCCTCCTGGATGACATGAAGACGTGGGAGGCTTGGTGGATCGGCGACCCGCAGCGACTGTGGAACCTCTACCGCAGCGACTCTGACGTACAAGCCCGCCACCGCCGCAACCTTTCAGGCTTCGTGGGCCGTTTCTTCTGGGGCCGCAATCGTGGCACCACGTCAACCGGCGGCCCGTCGCGCGGTGATCTTCACATCCCTATCGCGTCCGACATCTGCGCCACTTCCGCTGATCTTCTCTACTCCACCCCTCCGCGTATCACGGCGATTAACGAGGCCACCTCGGACCAGATCGAGCGATACAAGGACGATGGACTGTTAGAGGCCCTCATTACCGGTGCGGAGACAGCCGCAGCCCTGGGCGGCCGTTACACTCGCGTTACCTGGGATCCCGCGATACTCTCGCGCCCGTTCCTGAGCGTGGTTGACGCTGACGCAGCCCTGCCTGAGTTCCGCTGGGGTCACCTGGTCGCCGTCACTTTCTGGACTGATCTTGCTTCGGACGGCTCGCACTTCATCCGACACTTGGAGCGCCACGAGCTCGACGCAGCCGGTAACGGCGTGATCCTCCACGGCCTCTACGAAGGAACCTCCACCAACCTCGGGCGACTGATCCCGCTCACCGAGCACCCCTCGACCGCTTCCCTGGCGATGCTGGTCAACGATCAGGCGGAACTGAACGTGCCGCGCACGCCTGGCCTGAACGTCGTTTACACCCCGAACATGACACCCCAGAGGCGCTGGCGACACCACCCGCAAGGGCGGTATATGGGCCGTTCCGATCTGGAAGGATCCGAACAGCTTTTCGACGCTCTCGACGAAACGTACAGCGCGTGGATGCGAGACGTTCGCCTAGCCAAAGCGCGGATTATCGTTGACCGCTCGATGCTGGAAAACACCGGGCCTGGCGGCGACGGGCAACCCGCTTTCGACCTGGATCGAGAAGTGTTCACGCCGCTTGAAGGCTTCGGCGCTCTCAAAGACGGCGGGATCGCAGAGCCTCAGCAATTCCAAATCCGCTGGCAAGAACACCAACAGACCGCGCTTGACCTCACCCGCCAGATCATCCGCAACGCCCGCTACTCGATGGCGACGTTTGGTGAAGTCCAAGACACGGACATTACCGCGACCGAAGTCCGAGCACGCCAGGCGACAACCGAGACGACTCGCGGGCGCAAGATCCGCTGTGAAAAGCCCGCTGTGCAGGCCCTCTTGGTGAAGATGCTCCGAACCGACCGAGCGCTTTTCAACGCCCCTGGCCTGGACGAAACGGACATTAGCGTGGACTTCCCACAGCTCCACCAAGCGACAGTGGCTGACAACGCCCAGACTGTGGCCACGCTGCGCGGAGTGGAAGCCCTCAGCCTCCAAACCAGCGTCGAACTCGCCCACCCTGACTGGGATGACACCCAGATCCAGGAGGAAGTCACACGCCTGCAGCGCGAGCACCCGCTCTCATCGCCCGATGACTGGAGGCCGTTCAACTCTTGACGTAGCCGGAAGGGAGACTATCAGCCTTGCTAGATCCCTCCGACTACGCGAACAACCTCGCCCAGACCGTCTCTGACCTGGTCGCCCAAATCGAGATGCGCCTTATTTGGGAGATCGCCAGAGACGTGAACAGAGGCCTGGGCGGAGGCAGCCGGTACGAGGTCGACATGGCGGCACGTTACGGTGCTCTCTACGCCCGCCTGCAGCGTCAGCTTGGCAAGCCCTGGCAAAACGTCCTAGCCACCGTGCAGGCGGCCCTGGATAAGGCAGCCGAAGCAGGCCAAGGCATGGCTGAGCGAGACCTCGCGGGCCGCCTGGCTAACCACCAGGAAACGCTCGGCGTGCCCGTCACGAACGTGCGCGCTCTTGAAGTGATCGCCTCCGACCTGCATCGAGTCCTCGCAGACCTGCCCGCCCTAGCACTGCGTAACGCTTTCGACAGTTACCAACAGATCATCTCCACGCCAGCTGCTCTTAACGCTACGGGTGTCCTCACGCGCCGAAAGGCGACGCAAGATGCACTGAACGGCTTCGCGGCACGCGGAATCGACGGCTTCACCGATAAGGCAGGCCGCACCTGGCATATCGACACCTACGCCGAGATGGCAACGCGAACCGGCGCGGCCCATGCGCTCCGCACGGCCTACGAAGGTGAACTGATCGCGCGAGGCGAAGATCTGGTTATAGTCACGGGCAACACGTACACCTGCAGGCTGTGCGCCCCTTGGCAAGATAAGGTCCTCTCACTCACTGGACTGTATCCGCGTGGGACTCACCGCCTGCCCTCAGCCGTGGGCGACGGTTACGTGACAGTACACGTCGCAGGAACGATGGAAGAAGCCAGAGCCGCAGGCCTCCACCACCCGAACTGCACACACTCCGAAGGTCTCTACCTGCCAGGTGCGACGGTGATCGAGCCGGGCACGATGGGCGTTAGAGACGCGGAGACCTACGACGCGAGCCAAAAGCAGCGAGCCCTAGAACGCGAGATCAGGAAGCACAAACGCTTACTGGTCGCAGCAATCACCGGCGAGGCCGAGAGCAAAGCCCGCGCCGCGATCCGAGGCTACCAAGCCCAGATACGCGAACTACTGGCCGAGCACCCCAAGCTCCAGCGAAAGAGATACCGCGAAGCAGTCCCGAAGCCCTCGGGCTTCCACACCTGGACGCGCGTTGCAGGGCCGAAGAAACCTCCGGGAAATATTGAAGAACACCCACTCGACAAACTTAAAAAGGTTAAACCCGGAACTGTTAAACCCGGTAGGGTTGTCGTCCCTACAGGTATGACTAACCCGCCTAAAGCCCATGAACTGGAAACGGCGCGCGTCCTCTCCACATACGGAGTTGACGTAGAATTCTTGAAAGAAGTTTACGACGACGGGAAGCGCAACCCAGATGTGCGGATGCTAGGCGGAATATGGGAGTTTAAAGCCCCTGAAGGCGCTTCCGAGTCAAACACTATCTCCAATCAGTTCAGACGCGCGAGGCGGCAAAGCCGGCATCTAGTCCTAGATCTGCGGCGAACACCACTCGACGACGAACTCGCGATAGGTCAAGCAGTTCGACGCTTCCGTGGGCAGACCAAATTATCCGGTCTTATCATCATTGACAAGACCGGGCTATTGACTGTTCACAGGTTACCTGGTACCATATAAGGCATAAGGCGAGGGAAGCCAGCCAGCTCACCATTTACTCCGGGCAGGCCTCGGGTCTCTCGCCTTTAACTGTACCCGCAGACCGTTATACATGGTCGCGGGTTTTTCTATACCCGGAATAGAAAACGCCGGGTTATCAGCCCTCCACTTTCTCTTGGCCACTTTATTTCAGGCTCGCGGGGGATACCGGCCCGGCACCCCCAAGCCTATCAAACCGATCCACGAAAGGCGATCCCCTCATGCACAATGTGACTCCATCCGAACTCGCCTCGGCGCTTACCGCAGCACTCGAAGCCTCGCAGAACACCTCCGGTAAAGCGGTAACCACTCCCGAGCCTGAAACTAAGGCCGAAGAGACCAAGGCAGAAGCCGAGGACACTAAGGCCGAAGAGACCAAGGCAACCACTCCCGAGCCTGACACCAAGGCCGAAGAGACCAAGGCAGCGGCCGAGGACACCACCGACGGCCTGCCCTCCGATCCAGAACAGCTGCGCAAGATGATTAAGGATCTGCGCAAGGAGGCAGCGAAGGACCGTGTGGCCGGTAAGGAGAAGGCCGCAGAAGAAGCCCGCCGAGCCGTCCTCGATGAGATCAGTAAGGCCCTCGGTCTGACCAAGACCGACGAAGCCCCGGAGCTGACTGCTGAACAGCTCACCGCCAAGCTCACAGAGAGCAAGGCAGCTGAGCGCACCGCAGCGCTGGAGCTTGCCGTCTACAAGGCCGCGGGTGACCTAGCGGATCCGGCCCGCCTGCTCGACTCCCAAAGCTTCCACATCGCGCTCAAAGACGTTGACCTCGCGGATGGCGAGGCCGTCAAGAACGCCATCGCTACCTTCACCAAGGAGCACACACACTTCGCCAAGACCCAGGCGGTCTCAGGCGCTTCGGCAATCGATAAGCCCGCCGGGAGCGGGACTGAAAAGCCGAAAAATCTCCAAGACGCTATCGCGCTTCGCTTTAGCTGACCACACACCTAGAGAAAGGACCGCCTAAATGGCAGCAATCACTCTTGAAGAGTCCAAGAAGAACACTACAGACGATATTGACCTCAATGTGATTGACGAATTCCGCAAGGAGTCCGCCATCCTTGACTCCCTGATCTTCGACACCGCCGTTAACCCGGCTGGCGGAGGCGCAACTCTGACCTACGGCTACCGCCGCCTCAAGACTCAGGCTACCGCTTCTACCCGTGCCTACGGCTCGGAGTACACAGACCAGAATGTGACCACCGAAAATAAGTCCGTGACGCTCGCCGTCATGGGCGGTTCCTTCTCGGTTGATCGCGTTCTTGCTACCCTCGGCCCGGCAGCCTCTGGCGATGTTGCGCTGAACATGGCTCAGAAGATCAAGGCAACTCGCGCGAAGTTCCAGAACTTGGTCATCAACGGTGACATCTCCAAGGACGAGCACGGCTTCGATGGCCTGGATAAGGCCCTCGTCGGATCCTCGACCGAATACGGCAAGGATAAGGTGACCGACTGGACCGACCTTGACACCAACAACGCAGCCTTCAAGGCCCTGGATGCGCTCGATGAGTTCCTGTCGATGCTCGACGGCACGCCCACCGTGCTGGTCGGTAACAAGCAGGCTCTGGCTCGCGTGCGCGCTGCAGCCCGCCGATCCAGCATGTACACCAAGAACCCCATGGAAGGCCTTCTCGGCCCGAACGGCCGCCCGATTTATCGCGAGACCTACGGCGACATCATCCTGGTTGACGCAGGCGAGATGGAAGGCTCTTCGGAGCAGATCATCAAGGTGACCGATCACCAGGTCGCTTCTAAGGCCGCAACCGGTCTGACCGACCTGTACGCATACCGCGTCGCACTCGACGGCTTCCACGGCGTTGCCACCACCACCGGCCACCTGGTCCGCCAGTACCTGCCCGACTTCACCACTCCGGGCGCTGTCAAGCGCGGTGAGGTTGAACTTGGCCCTGTGGCCGTCGCTCTGAAGTCCACCAAGGCCGCTGCGGTCTTCCGTAACATCAAGGTTCGGTGATTACTTTGCGTATTCAAACACCCGTTGAAGGCTTTACCGGTGAGGTCGTAGGCGTTTCCTTCGTTGACGGCTTCGGCGAAACCGAGGATGAGAACGCTATCGCCTACTTCATCCGCCAGGGCTTCGGCCTGGACGGCTCCGACCCTGAAGGCACGGAACCCGAACCCGAGGCCGAGGCTGAGGACGAACCCGAGGACTAACCCAGACTAGGCGGACTGCCCCGATGCGGAGGGGACCCGAGGCAGTCCGCCGCCCACGGAAGGGAGGCCAGCGTGGCCGATGAAACGCCAAACCTTACCGAGTACACCACTTGGTGCACGCTGGAAGGCCGAAAAGAGCCAACGGCTACCGCCGCCCGGCTCATCAAGAGCGCGGCCCGCCTGGTCGAGTCCTATCTCCGGTGCTGCACGCGCCGAGGCAGCGCGGGCGAAGCTGAAGCGATCCGAGACGCTATCTACATGCAGGTGGCGTTTTGGGAAGAAAACCAGCTCACCCCAGGAGCGGAAGCGCTGAAAGCTACCCAGGTCACGCAGGCCTCGCTCATGGGCGCGTCTGTCCACTACGCGGGAGCCGAGCGGGCCGCCCAGGCACGCTGGGAAGCCTCCCAAGTCCTCTGCTTCGAGTCGCGCCTGACTCTCGGGCTCGCTGGTATCCACCTCGCACAGCCGGAGGTGATCGGATGAACATTCTAGGGATCTTCGGCGAGCACACGATCACCGCCTGGCAGCCGGTCGAAACCGCTTATGGCCCGCAGAAAGGCGCGGAGCGCCAAATCTCGGGCTGCATGGTAGTGGAAGAAAACAAGCTGGTTCGCGACTCGAACGGCTCTGAGATCGTCTCCACCGCCCAGGCGGCCATTCCACCCGAAGCCAGGCGGGACCTGGAGCCGGGAACAATGGTTCGCCTGCCTTCCGGACGCGAGACAACCGTCATCTCGGTGGAGAGCGTCGAACCTCTCTCGCTTCCACTGCCCAGCTTCGTTCGCCTGAACCTCGCGTGAGCCGCTTATGGGAATCATCGTTAGAAGTACCTGGCGAGGCGAACTAGTCAAAGCCAGATCACGTGAAAGCGCCCAGGTCGGAGTCATCCGAGCCGCCGAACACCTGCGAACCCAGGCGGTCCGCCAGGCACCGGTGGATGAAGGAGACCTGCGCCGAAGCGCCTCGGCCGTGAACCTCAGCGGCCTTGGCCTGATCCAGGCCGCTGTCACGTTCAACCGGCCCTACGCGGTCCGCCAGCACGAAGAGTTAGGTTACCGCCACCCCAAGGGCGGCAAAGCCAAGTACCTAGAGGATCCGATGAACTCCGAAGCACAAACCATGCTCCGGATCATCTCCGCAACCATCGCGAGGGGAGGCTAACAGTGCTCGCTGAAGTCATCGACGCAGTGTGTATGCACCTAGCTGAGGTAGGAATCTTCTACTACCCAGGCGGGAACATCGAATACAAGCCAGAGGCGGGCCGGGTGCCCGTCATGGCAAAACGACTACCCGCTAAGTGGGACACAGCCGCAGCCGTCAACGTCTACGGCCTGGCCCTGCCCTTGCCGGGAAGTGACACCGTCATGGTGAACCTGCAGCTGCACGTTCGTGCATCTCCCACCGCTGACATTCTCGCAGACCGAGCAGTGGAGGCCCTGCACGGTGTGCACGCAGCCCAGTGGGGAAACCTCCGCATAGACCGCTGCGCGCACCTGCACACAGCCCAGCTCGGAGCCGACGAAAAAGGCCTCGACCATCGCACAGACAACTATCAATTAATCTTCCACACGAAAGGATAACCACCTATGGGATCCGAACTGCCAGCAGCCACAACCGAACCCACACAGTACGGCTTCTCTTATGAGTACGGCGTAGACATCCAGATCGAGAACAGGTGGCAGCCCATCCGATTCATTTCATCGGTGAACCCCACGGTCTCACCCAAGGAGGTCGACGCGGCAACCTACGACGATAACGGAGCAGATCACCCCGTCCGAGTCGGCGAAACGCCGTCGCTCTCTTTCTACGTCCAGATGCACCGTCTCAACAACGGCAAGTTCCTGCCCGAGGTCGAGGCACTTCTCGCCGCAACCCGCCCTGACGCGGTGGGAGCTAATGGAACCGTCAAGGTTCGCTACTACGACAAGCCGGTTAGTGGCGCTTCGAACCCGGATGAAGCTTACGAGCTTATCGCCACGGTCAGCGCAGAACGCGCGGCCACCGGTAACGCGGAGCTTGGAGGCTGGAACTTCACACTGAATGGCCAAGGCCAGCGTAAGAAGATCACGAACCCCGCGTCCGGGACGAGTTTAGCCTGACCAACACCGCACACCGCCCGCCTCTGAACAGTTCTCCCAGAGGCGGGCGGCCTCTTATATACCCCTCTATCTCGAAAGGCACCTCCCCTCATGCTTGACCTTACAAAGTACGCACCCTACGAACCTCTCACCCTGAAGATCGGCGACTGGGAGATTACAAGCCCCGTGCCGAACACACGCACCGGACTGCTCATTCAGAAGTTTCTGGAGCGCGTGGGCGACGAAGCCGCTGGAAATGTCCAGGGCGAGATTGAGATCGAAGGCTGGCCCGAGACCAACGAAGAACTGTCCCGAATGATGCTAGGCGAGGCCGAATACGACCGCCTAGCAAACTCCGACTGCCCGGCCTCTTTCATCTTCTTAGCCACCCAGGCCGCGTTGATCTACTGGTCTAACGGCGGTAACGAGGCCGCCGTGGAGCTGTTCATGGCTCATGCCTTCCAGACCGAGGACTCGGCCCCAAAAGCCCTGTAACACCACAAGAGTGGGCACCGTATGGCGTTGGTGAGATCGTCGGGTACTGCGATGACGGCACGCCTCTGTACGAGGATTACCTGATACCCGAAGAACTGAAGCCGGTATCTCCGCAGCCCCAAGACAGTGCGCCCGCCTGGGCTGAGATAGCAGCCCGGTGGGAGTACGTCGCAGCGGATCTCATGCAGTTCTATGGCCTCGCGGACTGGCAGGCGATGGAGTCGCCCTGGCCATGGTTCCACTCCCTGGTTATGCGCCTGCTCGACATTCCGGAAAGCCGTCTCGCCCGGCTCTTCCCACCACCTAGCTAAACCGAATACAGAAAGGCGAAACGCGCTATGAGTCAGCTTGACCTCGGAACCCTGATCGCAAAAATCACGGTCGACGATAAGGGCTTCACAGCCGGGATGGACGCGGCCACCCGCCGCACTCAGCGTTTCACCGCAGACGTGCAGGCTCAGGGTGGCGTGGTTGACCGCGTTTTCCACTCCCTAGGCCGCAGCGCCAAGGCCTCCCTGCAGGTGGCCGCCACAGCCGCCGCTGCAACCACGGTAGGCGTTGCCGCCCTGGGCAAGAACACCCTGAGCACCGGCCTGGCGTACAACGCCATGCAGCAAAACGCGAACGCCGCGTTAAAAACCATGCTCGGCAGCCAAAAGGCTGTGAACGAGCAGATGGAAAAGCTCGGCAAGCTCGCCCAGAACTCGCCGTTCAGTAAGGCGACGTTTATCAGCGCCCAGCAACAGCTGATCGCCTTCGGTGTCGAGGTTGAAAAAGTTATCCCGCTGCTCGACGCGATGCAAAACGCCGTTGCGGCCTCCGGTGGAGGCTCGCAGCAACTGGCAGACCTGGCGTTCGTGATCGCCCAGATCAAGGCGGCTGGCAAGATCACCGGCCAAGACCTGATCCAGCTGGGCCAGCGCGGCATCAACGCCGCCGAGATCATCGGTAAGGCTTTCGGCAAATCCAGCGCCGAAGTCAAGGCGATGATCTCCAAGAACCAGATCGACGCTGACCAAGCTATCGATGCTCTGACCAAGGGCATGATGGAGAAGTTCGGCGGAGCCACCGACGCGATTAAGCAACAGTGGTCTGGAGCTGCAGACCGTATTAAGGCCGCTAACCGTGACATCGGCGCTGACATCGGCAAAATGTTCATTGACCCAGCCGGAGGCGGCCGGGCTGTCGAGTGGGGCAATAAGTTAGCGGACGTGCTCCGCACGTTCCAAAAGCGCCTGCGCGAAGCCCAGGGCGGCATTGAAGACTTCCTCAGCCCAGCGTTCAAGAACATTTCCAAGGGCCTTGACGCGGCTAACAACGCGCTGAAGAAGTTCGACGCAGCCCGCGCCGGAGCGCAGCTCGAAAAGCTCACGTCTTACACGCCTCTGATCGGCGGAACCACCGCCGCCCTTATGACGTTTGCGCTCCAGCCTATCCCGGTGATCGGCCAGCTGGCCTCGGCTATGGGACCGCTGACAATGGGCGTGGCCGCGCTGATCGCCGCGAGCCCTGAACTGCGCAAGGCGGGCAGCGCGTTCGGCGAGGCTTTCAAGCCAGGCGAGAAGATTCTCGCCTCCACCGCGAAGCAGCTCGCAGACCTCGCGATCCGGCTGATTAAAGATCTCTCCCCCGCTTTAGAGTCCGGCGCGAAGGGCCTCGGAATGTTCCTGACGAACATTTCGCCCCTGGCTCCCGCCCTGGTCTCGGTCCTCTCGGCCCTGGCCCCGGTCGCAACGGCTGGCGCGGAGCTGGCAGCATCGTTCGCGAACCTGCCTACACCGATTCTCGCGGCCATCACGGCCCTTGCAGCCCTGCACGGGCCGTTAGGCCCCCTGGTCTCGAAGTTCGCCGACCTTGGGGCGACCTCCGGCCGCGTGATCACGAACCTGGTCGCCCAGGTTCAGGACATGGGCACGGTATGGACCGGGGTCGAGAAGAGCACGGCAGGCGTGGGCGCGGCCCTGGCCTCGAACATCGTTCCAGCCGCGAAGGGCGTGAGCAACGAGCTGAAAACTTTCGGCCCGGCCGCCCAGAACGCCGGTAACGCGCTGACAGAGGTGAGTAAAGCCTCAGTTAACGCCGGGACGGGAGTTTTCAAGCTTTCGACCCTAGCCAAGAACGCTGGCTCAGCCCTGGCCGGTGCTTTCGGCGCGCTGCTCTCCCCCGCTAACCTCGCCCTCGGCGCGGTAGCCCTGCTCGCGGGTGCTTTCGCCGCCTATTCCCAGAAGCAGGCAGAGGCCACTCAGCGGGTGGAAGAGTACAAGGAAACCCTCGACCGTACGACGGCAGCTGTCACAGCACACACCCGTGAGTTGGTGCGGAACAAGGCTGAGCAGGATGGCGCGCTGGCCGCGTATGTGGCCCTGGGAGGCGCAGCGGATGATTATGTCCGAGCCGTCGCCGGTGAGGGCGAGGCCATGGAGCGCGTGAACAAGACGCTGGCCTCGAAGCGCGAAGAACTCAAGCAGAACGAGCTCGCAGAACGAGCTGGTGCGCCGGGCGTGGCCCTCTACTCCGGAGCCACGAAGGAGCTGAAGGAGAACGTTTCTAAAGCTTCGGAAAGCCTTCGAGACCAAAGCGACGAACTTCGCCGCGCCCAGGACGAGACACGTAAGAGCGTGAGCGAGGCCGAGCGGGCCGTGGAAGCGGAACGCCAGCGCCAACAGGCTATCGACAAGGCCACCGACGCGATGCGCGCCCAGAACGCAGCTCAGGGCAGCCTGGTTGATGCTCAGCTGCGGAATATCGATGCTTCAGACCGCTTGAACAAGGCGATTGAAGAGCACGGCCAGGTCATGGCTGATGCTAACGGGAAAGTCGATATTTTCAACCAGAACAACCGCTGGTTTGTCCAGGGTATGCGCGACAAGATTCAGGCGATCCAAGACGAAGCGCGAGCGTTTGAGAAGACCGGCCACACCCAGGAAGAGGCGAAAGCTAAGACCCTGGAGTGGAGCACGGCACTGTCTGAGATGGCCGAGAAAGCCGGAGTGCCGAAAGAGCAGATTAATGATCTGATCAGGACTCTGGGCGGTATTCCTGAAGTCAAACAGATGACTTTCACAGCTGATACCGAGCAGGGTAAGCGGGCTATCGATGATTTCATCGAGTCCACGGCGAAGAAGAACGGCGTTCTCACGTTGGACGCGAACAACGATCCGGCTGTGGCTCAGCTCGCGCAAACCCTCGGCCTGGTAGAGGTGTCCACGGGCGTTTTCGCTATCGACGCGAACAGCGAACCGGCTACCGCGAAGCTGTTCGCTGGCCTTGCCCAGGTCAACACGTCAACCGGCGTGATGACTATTGACGCGAACAACAGCCGCTTCCAGCAAGTGCTGGCAGCATCGAAGAGCCAAAGCGATAACACTTCGGGCGTCATGTCGATTTATGCGAATGATTATGCATCCGCGAAGGCAGAGCAGGCGCAACGGTATATCAACTCTTTGAGTTCATATATCGATGTGTACTACATGAAGCACAACGAGAGCCCGCAGCTGCTACCCGATCACTTCGCAGACGGTGGCATCCGCCCGCCGGTGTACGGCTTCGCAAACGGAACCGAGAACCACCTCGCCCAGATCGCACCGGCTGGCGCGATGCGACTGTGGGCGGAGCCTGAGACGGGCGGTGAAGCATACATCCCGCTGTCGCGGATGAAGCGCCGGCGAAGCGAACGGATCCTCGCGGAAGTCGCCTCGCGCTTCGGAGGAACCTACCTGCCGGGCCGCGTCTCACAGCACGCGAACGGGAGCGCCTCGGCCAGCCAGAGCGAGCAGCCAGCTTCGGCCCAGACGGTCGTTAACTTCACCCAGAACATTCAGACGGCTTTCACGAAGCCGGACAGCGAGTACAAGAGCGAAGGCGCGGCCCTGGCCCGCCTGGTAGGGAGTCTATAAATGGCATCTAAGCCCACACGCGGCTTCCAGATCTCCGGCGTGCCCTTGGTCGACCCCAAGGGCCGCTGGTACCTGCTCCACGCCACCGGCGAGCGACCGTTAGCCCCCATGGAGCTGGGACTCACCCAAGCACCCCTGGCGGACGGCGCGTTCTTCCCGAGGGAGCGCGGCCGCCTCGGATCGTCCCAGATGGCCCTGCAGCTCCACGTCACCGACGCGGGCCGAGGCCAGGGCGGACGCACCCAGCGCGACCGCAACCTCGCAGACCTCTACAACGCGCTCCAGGTGGGCAGGGAAACCACTGTCTCGATGATGATCGCCGGGCAGCTCGCCTCCCAGCGCTGCGTCGTCACCGCTGGCAGCTCCACTGAAGAACACTCACCCGGGCTGCTCAAAGTCTCCCTGATCCTCACCCTGCTAGAGGGCGTGTGGAAGGCGGAGCCGGAAGAAGAGCTAGTCACCGGAGGCACTCTGGCTACCCTCTCCGGGTGTACGGGACCTGCGCGGCCCGTCTGGAGCGTCAAAGGCCCGGTAAGCGGCCTGGAGATCAAGCAGGGTAACCGCGTGGTCTGCGCATGGGGCGGGAGCCTGCCTGCAGGTGCGCGCCTGGTCGTCGACGGATGGAAGAGCTGGAGGGTAGACGGAGACGCACGGGAATGGTGGAAGGCCCCGGCCAGGGCTGAGGTCTCCACCGTCCAGGTCAGCGAAGCCGAACCGCTCTTGCCTAACGCCCTCGGAGAATACGAGTTCACCGCCCGGGTGGACGGCTCGGAAAACCTCGCTGGGAAACTCAGCGCTTATGTGTCCGCTACGTACCTGTAAAAAGGAGTAACGAGTGATCGAAAAAATCAGACTCGCCCTATATGAACCGTGGGGCAAGAAGATCGCCACCGTCACCGAGTACTCCAGTCTTTCATGGGTGCATCCGCTGAACTCGCACTCCACCCTCAGCGTCTCCCTCCCGGACGGAACAGACGACGCAGCCCTACTAAAGCGCCTCTACACCCGCAGCGAGATCGCGCTAGAAGCCAAGATCAACGGCACCTGGGTTGAACCCTTCTCATGCCGCTTCTTCCCGGCCAGCCAATCCCTCGACCGCGTGAAGTCCGGAGACGGCCTGCGCCTCACCTACGTGGGTATCTCCAGCGCTCTGCGCTGGGCGAGCGTCTGGGAACCGACTGCGGGAGATGAGGAAGGCAAGCGCGTTTTCGCCGCCCAGTCGCCTGGCCTCATGCTCCACACCCTCATGGACGCGGCCAAGAAGCGCGGCGGAGCCAAAGGCTGGGCACCCGGTTTGTCCTACCGTTTCACGGGCCAGGTCGACAGCTCTGGCCACACGTGGGGCAAGAACGCCGCGAACAGCTTCACGCCTTCCGCCTCCCTGGAGAAGGTGCTCGACTGGCTGGCCTCGAAGGGAGCGGTGGACTGGCGCACTTCGGGCCGCGAACTCCAGGTCTACAACTCCGATACGGAGATGTCGAAACGGCTTGAAAACGTCCGTTTTCGTGACGCTTTCGCAACCTCCACACCGCAGACCGTGAGCCTGGAAAGCCTGGCGACAGTCGCCCGCTTCCGAGGTGAAAACGGCGTGATTTTCGAGCGAGAGAATCCGGCGGCTTTCAACGCTTTCGGACGTATCGAAAGGTGGAGCGAGCAAGGCCAGGTCAAGCTGGAGCCTACCGCGAACCTCTACCTGGAAGAACTGCTCAAGCGTGGTGAAGCACCCCTCGAACAGCACCGCAGGGAGTGGGTGCTCACACCTGACGCTCCCTGCCTGTGGTCTGACTACCAGGTGGGTGACTGGGTGGAAACCCCTGCCGGACAGCTCCGGATCGTGGAAGCTGGCCTCACGGTCAGCGAAAACGGCGAAATCACGGGTTTTGACACCCTGGGCACCCGTATTCAGGCAATCCTGGAGCGGCTCGCCCGCAAGACCACCGACCTGTCGGATGGCATGGTGGGGGGCGAAAACTCGCCCGTGACCTTCCGAGGCGCGGACGGCGAGCAGGGAACCCCCAGGACACCCACCGGGCTGATAGCCACCTCGGATGCTTACATCACGCCGGACGGCTTCACTCGCAGCGTGGTCTCGCTCCGCTGGGAGCCGGTAAGGGACACGGTGGACGGCAAAAGCGTCACGGTGGAAAGCTACCGCGTGAAAGTCACTCGACCTAACGTACCTGACTTCTATAGGGAAGCGTCGAGCAACTTCTACAGCATGGAGGGCACGCCAGGTGAACGCTGGACTGTCTCGGTTCAGGCGGTAACCAGGCAGAAAGCCCTGTCAGGCTTCAGCCAGCCGGTGGCCGTCACCCTGGCACGCGACAGCGAGGCACCGCCAAAGCCTGAAGCGCCTACAGTGACCTGCGACCGCGAAGTAATCTGTGTGAAGTCCAGCGGACTGAGCACCGCTGGCACTCCGATGCCGCCGGACGTAGACCACTGGGACATCAGCGTGTCTACTTCGCCGACCGGGGCCACGCCGTCCGCGACCGCTGCAGCCGCGGGGAACCTCACCTGGTACCAGGCGGGACTCAAGCCCTTGAACTGGTATTACGTGCGTATCCGGGCCGTGGACCTGTCCGGAAACGAGGGACCCTGGTCTGCGGTAACGCCCGTCCTGGTAGACGTGTCCAAGACGGGTGTGGGCGCGCTCGATGAGTACCTGATTACCGGCGGAGTCCTCCAGACCAGCAAGCAGCGTGACCGGGGTGTGAAAGTCAACGGCTCCGGCATCGTCGCTTATGACGACCTGGGACGGCAAACCGTGAGGATCACCGGCCAGACCGGTGAGCTGTCCGGCGTAACCATCACCGGCGGCCTGATCCGAACGAACGCGGACTCAGCCGAAGGCCTGCGGATCCAGGACGATACGCTGAAGATGCTCCACCTGGGCCGAACCCTGGTCGAAATGAACCGCCGCTCCACTCGCTGGAACTCCGCTGACGGTGGCAGCCACATCGTGGTCGAGCCAGAGGGCGCGCGAAAGCGCGTGGAACTGCGCTTCGGGACGACACAGAACTGGTCGAAAAACTACGGCTCCATTTTCATCGTTGATCCGGAAGAGCAGAACTATTCCGGGGCGTATGAGGTCGGCGCTTTCGTCATCTCCGGTAACGAGAAGGAGATCAATAAGTCCGGGCGCGCCGAGCTTGCCCTCGGTGAAGGCTCGAAATGGAGCCTGGGCACGCTGTTTGGCCCAAACCACTCAAGTATTGAGTCCGGCCACGACGGTCATATCCGTATGGCTGCGGACGCTTACATCGATGTCTACTCAAAGTCTGGGAACATCGCCCTGCAGGTTCGTGGCGGCGGCGAAATCCGACTCGAAGGTATCCAGCAAACCTCGGGGGGTATCCCGCTGGCCATCGTGGGTGGCTCGAACGGTCAAGGCTGGTCTGTGGCCTATCAAGGCTCTGCACGCCGCTTGAAGATGGACATCACCACGGTGGAGCGCCCCGAGCGAGTCCTAGAGCTGCAGCCCCGCGACTGGTACGACCGGGCAGAGTACGAGGCCTACGCGAACTACCTGGAGGATCACGCACCGGGAGGCGCGGGCTCAGGTAAGTGGGATGCTCACAGCCAGAGGCCTGCCCGTGTGCCTGGTCTGGTCGCCGAAGAGGTGGAGGAAGCCGGGCTGACCGAGTACGTCACCTACCGGAACGGCCAAACCTCGGGCGTGAGGTACGACCGTCTCTGGACTCTTCTCATTCCAATTGTCAAAGATCTATCAGCCCGGCTGGAGGCAGCCGAGCAGAAACTACTGGAGGCCGAAAAGTGAACGAAATCGCCCTGAGCGCCGATGAAGTCATTGACGCACTCACCCGTGAAAACGCAGAGCTGCTCCGCCGGGCTGTGATCGCTGAGCTGACGCGAGACGCGGCCCTGAAGAGGCTCCGCGAAGCCGAGAAGGAGGCCTCTAAGTGACTCTCATCCCCTACCCTGAAGGCCTGGGATATGGCCGCGTGACCGGCACCCTGGTTGACGGCCTGCAGGACGGCACAGACTCCGATAAAGCCCCCGACCTGGACGGCGCAACCGGGCTGACCGTCGTCTTCCGCCCCACCGCGCCGATCATCCGCTTCAAGGGCAATCCGCCGCTGACAGTGCTACCACGCACCGTGAAAGTCAAGGTGGGAGCTGACGGTGTGCTCCGAGGTGAGGACGGCACGCCTGGCGTGGTACTACTGGCCACCGACGGGCCGCTGATCGACCCCTCAGAATGGGTGTGGGAGGTGGAGATCACCGGACGGCGAGACCTGGATATCGCACCCTTCTATATGGCTCTGCCTAAAGACACCACGGTCGACCTCTCCCAGGCCGCGCCGGTCGACGCACAGCCAGGCATCGTGAAGATCGTCGACGCTGGCGAACTCACCCGCCTGCAGGCCGAGACCTCGAAGATCACTACTCAGATCATCCAGGCGCGGGAAGCCTCTACGCAGGCCGTCCAGGCCCGGAGCGCGGCTGAGACCGCCAACAGTCAGGCCGCCCAGGCCCGAACAGACGCGCTGACCGCCAAGAACGGCGCAGACCAGGCGAAGGGCGCAGCCGAGAGCGCCCGCACTCAGGCCATCCAGGCCGCGAACGAGGCCAAGGCCAAGGCAGAACAGACCAAGACAGACGCTAAGACCGTCGCTGACCTCAAAGCCGCTGTCCAAGATGACATCCGCAAGCATGGTGGGATCAAGGGCGATAAAGGCGACCCTGGGCCGCAAGGCCCGGCGGGCCCTACCGGCCCGGCTGGCCCTACCGGGCCACGTGGCGCGACTGGCGAACGTGGCCCTGCAGGTGTAGACGCGAAGCTCCCGCCTGGAACGATCACGATGTTTGCGGGCTCTACAGCTCCCGCAGGCTGGCTGATCTGTGACGGCCGGTCGGTGTCCTCGGCTGACTATCCGGAGCTGTACGCGGTGATCGGTACGACCTATGGCGGGTATGGGACTAACTTCCAGCTCCCCGACCTGCGCGGCCGCTTCCCGGTGGGCAAGAACTCCGGGACTTTCTCGGCCCTGGGCGGCAAGGGTGGCGAAGAAAAGCACACGCTGACTATCGCTGAGATGCCCGCCCACCAGCACGCTGGGAACGATCGCGCTTGGCACGACAAACAGAAGAAGAACGGCCAGCAGTGGTTCGTTGGCCTCAATCACGACGGCGGTAGCTGGATGTCTAACGTCGCGAACGACGGCCTGACAAACCAGGACACGGCTACCGGGACAACCGGCTCAGGCCAGCCCCATAACATCCTCCCGCCGTACGTCGTCATCAACTACATCATCAAGAGCTAGGAGCTTCCCACATGGCTACTTTCACTAACGCCACCACCCACGAATCGGTTGACATAGCGGTTCTTTCTGACAACGACCTGTGGTCTCTACGGGCCATGGTGGACTGGGAGATCAACCGCCGGTCTGTGATCAGTAACTCCCCTGCCAAGCTGAAGGCAATGTTCGAGGAGTACGAGGCCGCAGGCGGAGACCGTGGTCTCTTGGTCGACCGCGTAGACCCTGCGATCCGCAACCCTTCGGGAGCTGTGCACTCTGACATTGAAGGCCCTATGTGACCTGTCTTTAACCCCTCAGCAATCCCCTCACCAACACAGTTTTTAAGGAGCAGAACCTATGGATTACCAGAACTTACGCGCGGACGTGGAACGTTTTCTCACCCGTCATTTCTCCCAAGGCCGCGACGGCAACAACATCGACAAGGTGGTGATCCACCACAACGCGGGCTGTCTCTCGGTCGACGACATCTATAACGTGTGGCAGTCTCGCGAGGCCTCGGCGCACTACCAGGTGACCGAGGACGGAACAGTGGGCCAGTTGGTCCATGACTGGGATACCGCCTGGCACGCCGGATCATGGGCAGCGAACTCGACCTCCATCGGCGTGGAGCACGCGAACTGTGGCGGGCCGAACGAAGGCTGGCCGATCTCAGATGCGACTGTCATCGCCGGTGCCCGCCTGGTCGCGGCTCTGTGCTGGGGATACAACCTTGGGCGGCCCGAGTGGTGTGTGAATGTGTTCCCGCACCAGTATTTCAGTTCGACGGCTTGCCCCGGCCAGCTCGCCACCACCCACCGGGAGCGTTACATGGCCGAGGCTCAGCGATTCTACGACGAACTAACCGGAGGCACCGCACCGACGGTCTCACGCGCTGAGGCCCGAGCTGAGGCTCCGGCCGAACCGGCACACGGCCTTGCCGTGGACGGCGTGCCTGGCCCTGAAACAATCCGCGCGCTGCAGGCAGCCCTGGGCACGCCTGTGGACGGCGTGATCTCTGACCAGTACGCGGATAACCGCCAGTTTGTGCCCGCCGCTGACGGCGCGCCGGGCTGGCAGTGGACCAACGGAGGCGACGGCTCGCTCATGATCGCCGAGCTGCAGCGCCGCCTGGGCGTAACTGACGACGGGATCCTCGGCCCCGCGACCGTCCGCGCACTCCAGGAGCGCCTGGGAGTTGAAGCCGATGGCTACTGGGGCGCGGCCACCACCCGCGCCCTGCAGGAAAAGCTCAACCGAGGGGAAGGAATCTGAGAATGCTCGGACTGAACTTTGATCCACTGATTACCTGCGGACTGGTAGGCTTCGCCTGGCCGCTAGTCCAGGCCGCCCTGGATAAGCCCTACTGGACTTCAGCCCGCCGCCGCGTCCTTGTCCTGGTCGCGGGCCTGGTGCTCTCCCTGGTCGTCTGGTGGGCTGGCGCGTACCCCATGACCTGGCAGCTCATCGCTTCCCAGGCCTCTGTGGTGATCGCCGCCGCCGCGACGGCCTTCACCGTGCTGAAGAGCCTCGGAGTCATCGACTGGGTGGGACGCGCGACCCCGGGCGGTGAGTCATACGAGCCGCGCCATGTGAGCGAGGAAGGCTCGGAGTGACTAACGGATACATCATCATCACCAACGGCCTGCCTTTCCACGATCCGCTGTGGATCACGGCTATAGGTGGATTGGTCACGGCCTGCGGTGGTGTCATCGGCGGTATGTTCGGCGCGGTCGGTGCCGTGTCGAAAAGCCACCGGAAAACCCAAGAAAAACTAGAGTCGATTCGCGAACTGGCTCATGACGCGAAAGAGCAGACGACAAATAACCATCACACGAACCTGCGTGATGATATTGATCTGCTCGGTGTGAAGCTCGACGGGATCGCGAGCACTCAGCGTCTGCTCGGGCAAGAGCTGACGGCCCACGGGCAGGTTCTCGACCAGCTCCAGGCCGCCCAGCATCAAGACCGCTCGGAGCGCATGACGCTGGACTCTCAGGCTCACGACGAGCACGAGCGGCTCTGGCGCGAGATTGAGCGTCTGCGGAGTAATCCGCGCGGAGAGTGAGTAAACCGCCCTCTGTCTCCCTTGTGTGGAGGCGGAGGGCGGTTTTTTCGTGTCAGTGGGCCTTGGAGGCTGCTATGGTTGGGACATCCGCCTTGGAGCGGTCGAAGATACTTGCTCTATTTTCGACCGCTCCGAGGCTTTTTAGGCGCTAAAAGCCGCGCCGAGCACTGCGGCGTTAGCCCTGTCCCTCTCTAGCGTCGCGTGCTGGTAGCGCACCGCTACCTCTGGGTGCTTATGCCGACCGCGTGCCATGATCTCTGAGAGCGTTGCTCCGGCCTGGGCGTAGAGCGTCAACCCTGTATGCCGCAGATCGTGGAAACGGAAGCTGGGCATACCGGCTTTAACCCGCGCGGCTCTCCACTCTTCATCGAAGCGCGTCTGCGACAGTGGACGGGAAGAATCGGCCGCCGATGGGAAGAGAGGGGAAGCCTCGGCCTCGCCCACCCAGCGCTCCAGGTGAGCGCGCACCTGGGCCGCGAGTTCCTCGGGCACAGCCAGCACACCTTCGCTACCAGCTTTCGGGGCAGAGTAGGCAGCCCCGCCGCCATACGCTTTAGAATTCCACTGCCTGCGGATGTGGAGGACCGCTAGCCCTGGGCTGTCCAGGCCTTCGAAGTCGCCTCGCTGCAGACCAAGGACCTCGCCAAGACGCAGGGACATGATGGCCGCGAGGTAGGCAGCCAGGGAAAGCCTCCCAGGGAGGGCTTCAGCCAGGGCACGCACCTGCTCGGGCGTGGCCACTTTAGAAGAGTCCAGGCCGCGCGCGACCTGCGGCCTCGGGACGTGGAGGCGGAAAGGCACTGCGGTGAGTCCGCCCTCGCCCTGGTCGACGGCTGCTAGATATAGGGAACGGAGCACACGGGAAACGTTGGTGCGCACCGCTGGAGTCTTACGCGAGCGGAGAAGCCGGTCTACGTCATCCTGGCTCACACCGCCCAGCTTCTTCTTGCCCAGGGCTGGGAGGATATGGCGCGAAAGCGTGGAGCGGTAGGTACGCAGTGTGCCGTCGCTTCGGCCCAACTCTACGAGCTGGTCGAGCCACTTCTCAGCCCAGGCGGAGACAGTGAGTTCTTTTTCTTCGAGGGCTTTCGCCACAGCCAGGGCTGCAGCTTCCCGCTCACGCTCAGCCAGCCTCTCGCCCTGTACTTCTTCAGGGGTCTTGTAGGTGCCCCGGACGATATCAGCTTTAGCAAGCGTGAGAGCCGCTTTAGCCTCGGCCAGACTGCGGTAGCTTCCGACCATGTGTCGTTTACCCTGGTAGCTCACACGCACCCGATAGGCTCCCCGGTACAGCTGTATCCCTCTAGGCAGCTCTGCAGGCATGATCCTCCCCTACACCGTGATACCGTTTTTGATACCGCTTTTCGGTATAAAAGAGTATAAACGGGTATAAAAGAGTATAAAAGCCGCTTCGCATAAAACCTTGTGTTTCCAAGGGAAAACCCCGGTTTTCCAACGTTTCTGAAACGGTATCAGTGGAGATGGGGGGAACTGATACCGACCGTTGAAAAACCGGGGTTTCTGGGAACCGCAACTGAGCTGGTACCGCTATGGTACCGCTTTTGAGGCCATACGACCGCGAGCGCGGTGTAGCGTCAATATAGGTTATAACCTATTTCGTGTGATCTATGGCACAGTAATTCT